CATTCTGATCTTTAAGTGCTTCTTGATTATTAGTTATTTTTTTAGCAGCAGTTCTAAACTCTTTTAAATGTTCAATACCTTCATAAATTTTACCAGCTTGCGTAGGAGCAAATTGAGTAAAGAAATCAATCTGCTCTTTCCTTTGTTTCTGACCAGTATCAATATTTTTAACTATCTGTTTAGTGATTTTATCGTTTGCTGCAATGCTCTCTTTTATAGATTGACTCATCGCACCAGTTAGATCAGTAAAGGGTTTAAGCTTTACTAAATCTTGGTCGTTTGACTGTAGTTTCTGAATGTCTGCAGATGCCCATTGTATTTTATTCATGATTATACTGTTTGTTTAGTTAACATTTGCCATAAGCTTGCGTTACCTCCAGCTTCACCACTGAACTCTCCAAACATACCAATAGGAGGTGTACCTGTAGCAGCACTAATAGCTAACTTACCAAGTTTCATCATATTCCCTGCTGTATCATCTGTGTATGTGACACCACGTCGAGCGGCACTAAGCCCTTGTGCTCTTACTTGTTGTGCTTCACCAAAGTTTTTCCAGTAGTTATTTAATGCAGCATTAGAAGCCATAGCGGCACCTTCACCTTTTGTATATCTTACAACATCTTCTGCTTTATCTAATTGAGATAATAACATTAAATTTTGCTTTCTACCTTTTGTTCTAGATACATTTTCACTACCACCTGAAACACCTTTATCATATGTCTCACCTGCTAGTTTTGCAACTGATTCAGCTGATTTATAATACTGATTTTGTGCATGTATAGCCCTCCTGTTGTCATTACTTATAGCAGTTCCATGATTTCTTATGGATAGCTCCTCAAGTATTGTAGCTTTTGTGCCTAAGTTGTTTGACTTAGCTAGTCTACCTAAATAGTCACTCCAAATATTTGCTTGTTCAGCTTCTGCTTTATCTTTGTTAGGTGTACCAAAGATGCTATTAGCTATGTTTCCTAATACCATGTGTAAATTTTATGAATGTTAAATTGTTTGGTCCATAGGAAATTTCTTCCAAAAACTTAAAGCCTAAAAACTTTAGTAACTTTAAATGGACTTTGTTTCTTGCATCTACTATGTTGTGAATAAAAGGAATGGTTCGACCATCAATAAATTCCTTAGCTCCTTTAACAAATGCAATTGGGTATTGATGAATTACTGGAGTACATAACATCCAAACAATTCCATCATCTTCTATGCCAGCCATACCAGCAGTCTTGCCGTTAGGGGCAGTAAAAGATATCGCAGAGGGTCTCTGAACAGCCAAATAAGCTATGTCTACAGGATCTACCCCGTGACCTTCTTCAACCTCTCTACGGTCTTCTAGAAGTAAATTAGAGGCTACCTCGTAAGCAGCCTCAATAGTTAGTTTTTGTATATCAAATTTAGACACGTTGATAGAACAAGGGTGAGTAGTCTCCTTCCCATGACATTGAGTGTAATGTAGTTGGAGCTGGGTGACTAGATTTAAGTGTTATATCTACGTTCCTATTCTTTTCATACACAGGTATTGTCCTAATTTCTTCCTCTAAATATGGAGCAGTTGATGTACCATATTGGTTTGCAGGTGTAGATTCGTATACTTCTGTATATTCAGGTTTACCAACTCTAGATAATGTAGTTTCATATAGACCTATCTTACCAAAGTTTAAGTTGATTCTATGTATAATTAAAGAAGCATTAACATCTGCTATTGATCTAGTACCTTCTGATTTAGTACTATATATAGTAGGAAGTTGTATATTATACTCATATAAATAACCTATATAATGTGTACCAGTAGACCAATCTCCAGGTACTGTAAAGTCATCTGTATTTGTAACAGTACACTTTGCATACTTAGCTACTCTGTTAGCGTTAGTATCTAAATCTATTAGAACTAAATCACCGTTAGGAGAAATAACTTCATCTATCCAATCAGTTTGATTAGCAAATGTAGTTAGTTTTGTAGTAGCACTGTAGGTACCATTAGTAACAGTAGTCCAGTTATCTAAATGTATTAGATAGTTAACATTATCTTTGGTAATACTAGGATCTGTATCTGTTTGAATGATACTCATCCTTTGTAAAAAGTCATCTTTATCTAAGAAATAGTAATCGTCATTAATAATGAAATGATATTTAATTGGAGTATTCAGTTTCCATTTAAACCAAGACGCTTGAGGTCTTTTCTCACCTAATTGGTAATACTTAAACCCATATACTATATCTGAATCTGGAGTTGTGCTATCATTAATATAACTTTTACCGAATAATACTAATTGATTTTCTCTAGAATTAGTTATTAGATCTATATTTTTCGGCAATAAAGTAGGGACAAGTTTACTTGTTTCTCCTACAGTAGGCTCTCCTTCTCTAGCAGTATTAATCATCTCATTAAAACGACTGAACTTACCAGAGTTATCTATATAACCTACTGATACTCCCATAGATATAGGAGCTATATCAGTGTTATAATTATAAGTAGCTACACTCCTAAGTTTAGCAGTATCAGGATTTAATACAGTATCATCAGAAGATAATAAGAGACCTGCATTAATTTCTATACCATCATATAAAGCTGATGGGAACATAGAGCTACTAGATATATCAATAGGATCAGATGCTGATACAGCTAAGGCTGTCTTAGCCCAGAAGTCTGGAGCACCTAATGTACCAGGCTGACATGTTATAACATTTTCTCCTGATAAGAATGCTATTCTATTACGAAAGAATAAAACTTTATTTATATATTTATCTATATTACTAGAATCGTAATCTGGATGACCTGATCGTATACTTACAAAAGTAGGTATAGGATTAGTATTATCGTCTCCTACTCTTCTATCAGGGTAATCGTATTGTTTTACAGTAAATGTAGTAGTACCTGTACGTTGTATAACGTGAGGCATTGTAGCTTTATCAAAGCCTTTAACTATACCTGGACCAGCTACTTCTACCCATGCACCTGAACCGTCTTTACCGTTCTCACCTTCAAACTTAAGGTAGTAATCATCTTGATCTGAGTCTTGAGAATTCGCAACTTTAACTAAATAACCATCTTTACACTGACTAGGTAAAAGAGATACATCATTAACAGAAGACTGCATGACTCTCATTAAATCTTTATTTACTATTTCAATTTGAAATGCACTACTCTTAGTCATGTATATACCATTACCAATAACAGTACATGTAATACCAGTACCTGATAATTCTTGTACTATACCACCAAGAATAGTATCAATAGTAACAGCTGTATCCGCATCGAATGGTGTAGGTGCTGGACGTACAGCTTTTATATCAGCTTTGACTGCTACCGTTTCATGGTCTTCTATACCAACAGTATAGGTATAATTAGTCAGAGCTTGATCTAAAGTTACTGTTAATGCTCCATCAGTATCTCCAGTAGACCAACCTTCTCCACCATGTAGTAATTGTATTTGTCTATTATATGTACACTTCCAAACGTCTACATCGCCAGCATCATCATTATTATAATCTCTAGCTTGACCTTGTTGGCCTAATGCTGTAATACGGAATGTAAGATTCTTTTTAGACCCACTATTTACACTAAATACTTGTGTGCCTATCCCTGGACAGTGACCAGTAGAAGAACCTTCATCTAAAGTATCAGATGATATTTTTACTCTAGTAGCTCTACTGATGTTTGTTGTACCTTCACCATTATATGCATTTAAAGAATACTGTCTACCATTTTCTGTTCTAATTACCTCTACATATGCATAGTGGGTATCAGGTGCAGCATCAGTAGTACCAGTATGGAGTACTGGTTTAGATCTATTAGTTGCAAATGTAGTATCATTGATACTTAAGAACTGTATATCTTCAGGATTAGTTGAAGCTAGGTAAGCTTTAATAGCTGTTTCTCCACCAGTACCATAAGTTGTAGTCATCTTCTGACCATCACTACATCTCCAAACAACTAATGCACCGTCATCATCTACCTGACCTATATAAGATCCTTCTGTTTCATCTCTATAATAATGAAACCAAGATCCATGTTTGTTAGTAGTAACTGTACTAGAATCATGATATACATTAGCTAGTTTACCTATTCTTTTTGACCCAGGTCTTTTATATAGTCCATAAGTAAGATCTGGTATAGCATTAGTTGAATCAATTACTTGTCCTGGGAATTTTTTCTCATCTGGTTGTTGTGATATACCACCTGTATAGCTTGGTATACTCTGTGTAATTGATGCCATTAACCTACCCTCTTCTTCTTCTTAGTTTTCTTCTTAGTTTTCTTGAGATCTCCGTATAGATGTATCCACTCTTTTCTTTCCTTATCATCTGGAATGACAGGCATTGTTTCATTTGCATCATTGACTGGATGGGATACAGTAGGTAAATGGTATATAGTATCGTCTTTAGGGTTCATCTTCTAAGTGTCCTCCATGGTTGGAATGTAGTAAAGGATGAATCTTCAGGGAAGTTAAACATGCTATGATTACCTTGAGTACAATCATACTCTAAGCAACTAGCTCTACCAAAAGCTTCCTGTTGAGCTAGTAATCTAGCTAACTGAGGATTACCTACTAATTGTGTAGCGGCTCTAGTGGAAGCTTTATGGATTACGTATCTTTTGAATACTTCAGGTAAATCTTCATAACTAATTAAACGAATTATATCAAGATAGATTTCTGTAACATCAGACCAATCATCTGTATGATCATATTTATCATATAGAAACCCGTTCCTTTTTACTACATCGTAATGTTTTAAAGTCCAGCCATCAGTAACATCCATCTTTAAGACATCATTACCTACAGCTATTTTATTAGTAGTTGAGTTAGGTTTATATTCAACATGTTTCTCTGTATTGAAATGCCAGCCTTCACTTTGTATATCTACATTACTATCTCTTAATAGATTATATATAAATGCTACTTCAGGGTTTTCATACGAGTTTGTCGTAACTGTAGCACCACCTGAAGTAGTTGTAGTTGAACTTGTATTGCCTAAAGAAGTTACTGGTGATTGACCAATAGCTCCCAAGATAGCATTTACAGCGGAGAGTTCGGTCTCGGT